TGCGGCAGTTCCCATCCATTCGGATCCTTCTTCGATTTTTAAGCGTGTAGCCAAATTGCCAAAAAACGGATGACGAAGTAGTAGACCTACTCTAGCTACAATGATCTTATCAATGATTGGATCTGCGTGTGACATATATGCTCCTGAATATTTACTATGTATATAGTATAACACCACCCGAGGGTGGTGTCAAGTGGTCCAAAACTCGATTATTTTTCTGTTGCTTGGGCAATATATTTTCCATATTTGGCATGGAAATCGTCGAAGCATTTGATCTCGTCTGGGTCTAATGGCAGTTTATAAGTGCTCAATGCCAATTTAGTACCCATAATAACCAATTCGGTTTCAAAATTATTCATCATAAATTCGAAGAAATTATTGGTCATATCGTTCCAAGTCTTGGCTTTCTTATCGCAAGCATCTTTCAATTCATAGCACAATGACACAGTCAAACTGTACATAGCTGAAATTTCTTTTGAGTCCATTTTCTTAACTTTGCCACTCAAAATGTCGCTTGGATTAGGCATCTTACTTGCATGTTTACGATGAGCCATAAACTTAATAGCAAGACCTTCACCAACCGAACCTGATACCAAATCAGTTAATGTGTCTGCATCTACATCGTCGTCTGTAAGCAGTTCGCTTACAAAAGACCAAGAACGAGGAGTAGCAAACGCACGGCTTGAACTTTTAGGATCAAAATCGTACAAGTCTTTTTTACTAAAACTAAGGAAACCAACTACGTCTTGATGTACCTTGTTTTCAACAGCCCACTCAAAGTAGTCGTCCCAGTTAACTTGCATTTCCAAGTGAACAAAACGGTTAGCCAACGGAGCAGGCATACGGAATGTAACGCCCTTGTCAGTTTCACGGTTACCAGCCGCAACCAATACAACATTGTCAGGCAAATGGTAAGTGCCAACACGACGGTTCAAAATCAATTGATATGCCGCCGCTTGTACAGCAGGAGCCGCACTGTTCATTTCGTCTAAGAACAAAATGACTTGCTTGTGGTTACTAGCCAATTCTTGACTTGGCAATTCGCTTGGAGGTGCCCAACGCATAGTGCCGTCGTTACTGTCAAAATATGGAATACCTTTGATATCAGTAGGTTCCCACAAGCTCAAACGTACATCAATGACATGAGCTTCTAACTCAGTACCGAGTTGTTTAATAATGTCTGACTTACCAATACCTGGGGGACCCCATAGGAAGATCGGACGTTGATTTTTGAATGCTTTGCGCAAAGATTTTTTAGCACCGCTTGGGCCAACTGTGCGACTGGAGATTTCTGCCATTTTGCTTCCTATCTTAGTTAAAAAAGTGTGTTACGAATAACGCTGTCTATGCATGTATTATACGCTAGGACGGCCACTTAGTCAACTGGTTTTAACTAGATTTTGGTAAATCTGATAATTCTTTTTCGCGTTCGTTCATGGCCTTAATCAAACCAAATTTGCGTATGTCGTCACTAAACAACATTAGCTCAAAACTCTTGCGTTCGGAAAATACAGTAATTGACATTGGAGTAAGATAGTAAGGGCAATCTACATATCTTTCCAAAAATATAATAGTTTGGGGACTGAGTTCTATAGGATCGGTAAATGGAATTTCGTATTCTTTTAATTCCAATTCTTGAACCAAAAATTCATAACCTTCATCGCTTAACCGAAAATTGGTTTGTTTTCCCGCCCGGGTACTTTGCCACCATTTACGACTAAACATTTTAACATTTATGTCGTCTGTGCTCTTACCCCATTGCTGTAGGAAAATACGTGTAAGAGCGTCTCTAGTAATCATTTCACAATGGTGCCCTGTGTTAATTTGACAACTTGGAAATCCTCTGTACCGAAAGTAAGGTTCAATTTCTTTGCCAAATTATGGGCGTGGCCAGGATTTGAAAAAGAAACTTTTTTATACTTTGGTCCGGGATAACTTGTGAGGCTGTTAAAACTTTTTAGGTTGAACGGCTCATTTTTATAAAAAACTGCCCAAATCGCTTCAGCTTCAAGAATTTGCTCAGATTTCCAGGTTTTCTTGTTAGTATTTTCAAGAAGTATTCGTGGTTTAGGTCTAGACATAATATATACGTATCCAAATAAGTACGTATATATTTATCTTAATTATCGCTAAAACCACCACCGTCTAAATTTATCTGCACTACATCATTACTGCTGTTATTTTTTAGATTAGAATATAAGGATTCATAATCTTGCAATAATTTTTGTTGCATCTCGGTGAGCACTAAATTAAGTAATCGAGCCTGCTGAATTGGAATTTTCACTTCTTTTTGTTGCCCCAATTCAGCGGCTCTCAGAGTCTGCACGAACTGTGTGATTGGTGCAAGATTAATCTGATTTGACATTAGACAGTACCTGTTTCATTTCTATCTCAGTCTTAAAAGGTCCTTTGTAAGGATTGCGTTCTAGAGTAATCAATTTTGGACACCAGCTTTTAACCCATCCTTTATTGAATTTAATTGTATAATATCCTGCACAATATAAACTCTTACTAGCACTGCTTTTAGTGAATAACGGTAATTTATTCCTAACATCATACATGCTATTATAGGGTTTTACGCTGGTAGGAAACCCGTGACATTCGTTGGGTTCCGCTGTTGTAACTTTGATTTTGGTTCCGGGCAGAAAAAACCCTTCTCCAAATTGTTTGGTGAGATCTTGTTTACGATTAAACATTACTTCACCGTTAGTACTTGATAGTACAAACTTGTTATTTTCTTTCTTGTGTAGTGTTGCGATCTTAGTGCCGTCTTGCTCTACGATCCAAAACTTACCATCCACAATTGGCTTGGCGTGTATTTCGGTCATTTTTTTCTCCTTAGTATTACTTGGGCCCTGACGGCACCCGAGTAATGTACGTATTTATCTCTCATTCTTCTGCGAAATCTATGACATTGCCGTCAGCATCTGCACAGATAATACGAACAGTATCGCCTGCTTCATTTTTAATTTCGATTGGTCCCCAAACCCACCATTCTGTGTCATTTTGGTACCATGGATCGTCTTCGCGTTCTTCTAATTCATAGATGCTATTTTCATCTATGAATTCTTGAATCTCTTCTTCTTCCTCTTCGTTAAGTCCTTCGATCTCAACATCATACCAACAACCGCCGTCATACATTTCGTTAAGATCGACACTTTCGATATTATTGACTTCACAGTCGCACATATTGATACTGTCTTTCTTGCCATCTCCACCTGGTACTTCTACAAACTCGAACTCGGGAGGATTGTCGTCTGTAGTTTCTACAGTCCATTCGCCATAACGGAAACCATTAACAACCGTAATTTTACCATCACCATTCTTTTGAGACCAATACTCATTTTCTTGACAAGATTTTTTATAATATGTACTAATAGTCCAAGTTGCCATGATTTATTCCTTAATTATCCAAATCCATTGTGTTGTATTCTTTGATCAACACAATTAATTCTTCTTCTGTGTTGCAGACCGTTTTAGTAGTTTTCCAATCTTCTTTCTTGTCACGTCCACCAATTTCCACCATCCATGCGTTGTCGTAACGATTGATTGTAATCGATTCATTTACTTTTGCTAATTTGTTTAATTTTGCCATTTTAATCCTCTAGTTGAATATATGTTGTTGGGTATTTTGCTTGGAAAGGTTCTGCATAAGATTGTATGTTGTCTGCAATCTTTTTCATATCCCATGCATTGCAGAATTTAAGCATACGGATACCAACTTGGCTAACGTCTTTTGGTTTGGCGTTAGCTTCGATTGTTTCTTTAATCTTTTCTTTAATATCGTCTGGCTGTGCAGTTAAGTCGCATAGTTGTACATTACGTTGATAATCTTCTAGGACTCTGTGTTCTTGTCCATTGTGGTCAACCCATCTCTGTAACATGAGATTGTTCCATGCAAATCCTTTGGCTTTACGGTCTTCGAACGCTTCAATAAGACCAACTTTGTTTTTAGAACCTTTAGTACGCACACCTGGATACGCCGAGAAGACATTATCACTGGTATCACCA